GAGATATAGAGCGGTGACTGGAGTTCAGACGTGTGCTCTTCCGATCTCTTCGACGCAGATAACACTAAAAATATGTTATTAGATTTAGATAACTTTAATATGTACGCGTCACACATCATCGTATCGGGATGGTTAACTTCTGATATATGCATCACTGATATGAATTTAGAATTAAATGGATATTCTTATAACAAAACATTTGAACCGAGTGCTATAGACTTCGCAACTAAATTATGTTTAGGTTTGAATTATAACAGATACACATTTAATGGCGTAGATAAAGAAGACGGGATAGGGTCTTTGGTTATACCATTGGCTTCTACGGCCTATTCTGGATCAAGTGTACCATTAGATAGATATAGTAGCATTAGGCTTAAATTAAACTTTAACGCAATAGCCGGACCAAGGTCTTATATTAATGTAACTTGCGTAGGAACAACTACAGTGTCTTACAATAATAGTACAGCGAATATAGATCTATTTTAATAAATTCAAATACAGGGGGTAAACGTCCACCTCAGTTCTACACATATTTTCTTCCATATATTTTCTTGTTCAAATAGTTTTTCTCTACTTTTAAGCAAAGGAAAATATACAAGATACTCTTCTTTATTTAATAATTGAAAAAATTTATATAATGTATAAGAATAACTTAAAAAATTTTTTCTATTCTTTGGACAGTTTTTGTCAAAAGGTTCTTGTATATCATTAAACATGCTAATTAATTTATTTTGAAGTTCGTTATTGATAATTAATTGTTTGTTGCCAGTTATTTTATGTATTATATTCGGAATATGTTCGTAGTATTTATTAAATTTAAGTTTTTTAAGAAATTCTTTAATTTTAGAATATGTAATAAGAGATTTATCTTTTAATCTTTCTTTCTTAATTTCAAGGATAAGTAAATTTATAACCTCATCAGGTATAAGAGTTCCTTCGCGACCTTGTATCTGATTTATCCATTCTTTGAAATGATTTGTTCTCTTATAGCTGTAAGGTTTAGTATATTCATGCGTTTCTGCATGATTCCATTCTGGAAGATTTGAAATGTTAGATTTTTCTGTTAGACCACAGTCGAAACAAATTGTGAGACCAGACGAAACGTCGTTTAGTGTCTTACCATCACAATCTATACATCTAAACGTGTTATTTTTATATTCAACGTTTTTTTTAACCTCTGACGGGAAACATTTTTCCATATACATCTTGTACATCTCGCCCTTGTTATTTTTTGAATCGAGAGAAATATACTTAAATATACCATCGTCTGTTGTATCTTCCACTACTGTACATTCGTTATTGTCTATCTCCTTTATAAAATTTATAGAATCGAATAAATAATCAGATAAATCTGTATCACTTTCAATTTTTTTTATTTTATCTTCTAATAGATGTATCTTTTGAGATATACTAAACCCAATAGAAAAATTATTCTTACTTTCAAAATTCTTCTTAGTTTTTTTCAATAAAAATAATTCTGAACGATATTTATCTAAATTTTTTTTGTCGTCTTCTATTTGTTTAATAGTTTCGAGATGTTTATCTATTATAGATGTTCTCGAGTCTGTATGAATTGTTTTTTTAGATATCTTAAAAGATGTCATTTGTAGTTATTATATCGTATCTTTTTATATGTTTTATTAAATAATTTAAAAAGATACATTAATTAATTAGATGATACAATATTCTAATAGTTTATCTGTTAAATGTTTAAGAAAAATATGTAGAATTTATAAAATTAAACTTGATATGTATATCAAAAAAGATTTTCTTTTAGATATTTTGAATAAATATTCAGCCGCGAAAGTAATTCAAAGAAATTTTAGAAAAATATTAGATTTTAACGAAACCTGTCCAATTTCTCACGAAGAACTTAGATATCCGTGGATATGTACTAAAAATAATAAGAGGTATATTTATTACGATTTTAATACTTTTGTAATATATTTAAATAAAATGTCCGACTTCAGAGATCCTTGTACTAGAATTAGTTTATCTAATAAAAAAATAGAAGAAATTAATAAACTCATTATTTATTATCATCGAAAACCGACTAATAAATTGATTATATCCGACGATATGATTAAAAATATAGATCTTAATATATTAACTTATTGTTTACACGACATCATCAAGGACATTAATAATAAAGTATTGAATATAGAAGAAACTTACAAATTTTATCTTCCTCGATTTATATTTTATTTCACTCATCTTGTAAATAATCATTCTAAAGAAATGTCGGCAATGCTTTTAAAAGCGTGTAAAGAAACTGTAAACAAACAACTACTAATTGATTACATTTCTATAGTAGAAAATGTAAACGAATTTAGAGACATATAATTACAAAAAATAACTATATAAAGGAACAAATTAGTATATAAAGAACACGGACACGACTATGTGCTCAATCTGCGATCCGCGTTCTCAATATACAGATTGCATTTGCCACTCTAATTTCAAAAATTTTAATGAAGTATATAAACGGATGCATGTGAATGATTCTTATACATCCTTTAATATTATTAAAAAATGGGACATATCTACCATGACAATGTGTTGTTGTTTTAATAGTCTTATAGAAACTTCAAAATATACAACGGAGTATATAGATGAAAACGGTAAAAAACCTTTTTATAACTGCGCAAATGTTTACATAACTGTGAAGTATCAGCATAAACCTAAAGTTTCAGCTAAAATATTTTCAAATGGAAATATTCAGTTAGCCGGGATTCTGAATCCATATTCGGCAACTTACGCATTCAGGAAAATTTTTAAAAGACTTAAAACGTTGAAAGCCTTTAAAAGCGATGAAACTGCTAAAATATCTAATGTTAGAATATGTATGATAAATTCTGATTTTAAGATAGATAAATTTATAAAACAGACGGAATTATGTAAAATTCTAGACAATCGGGGTTTAGAATATCTTAAAACTTATTCTTTTAACCCAAATAAATATCCAGGTGTCAACATTAAAATGAAAGAACCGGATTTTGATAAAGTAATGTCATGCATTGTATTTAGACCTGGTAGTGTTATAATTACAGGCGGTAATGACATTACTTCATATGAAAAAATATATAGATGCGTAAATGACGCATTTGTAAGAAATGATGGTATACTTTCATGTCCTACATAAAGTTTATTCTTCGATGGTCTCTAAATCTAGGGAGGAATCAACGCCAGACAAGTCTATATTCGACTTTTTCTTTTCGGTTTCAGTTTCTCCAAAAATTTCCTGAATGACATCATTTGGTGATTCAGGTATTACGCGTGGATTAGATGTTTCTGTTACAAAAGAATCTATTTTATTATTTATTTCCTTCATCTTAGAAAACAAATTATAAATGAAGAAGACAATTATAATCAATACGCAGCCCATACCAACTTTAAATAGAAATTCGCCGTTATCGGGTAACCCTGGTATCATTTCCTTGGACATTTACTTTTAATAAATAATTTAAAACGAATCTTTTAACGTATAATGTAATGTAATGTAATGTAATTTATTCTGGGTCATCTTCTGCGATTTCGTTATCATCTCCTGGAATATCAATACCGAGTAAAAATGTAGTGCGTTTAAGTACAATACCAGAATTGGGAGGATATTCTTTAGAACCCTGTTGTATCATTTTAATACCGTTATTGGTAAATATACCCATGTAATAGTCCTTTGTGAATTGTTCTCTTAGCAAATTGTTTTCCCTACAATGATCATTAAACATCTGAGAAAATACCTTTAGAGGTACATACAACCTCTTATTAAATACAACCTTCTCAGATTTCAGGAAATGCTGAAGAGAATTAGTAGTTTGCTCCATTTCTTCTTTATTTTCCTTAAAGTATTGAGGAAGAATATTCCAAATTCCTTTTTTACCATGCATCTTTAGCGTATGATAGTATCCTCGGATACACATTTTCATGATACCTGGTATTTCTTTTGCTAGTTTCTTATCAATTTCAGTGTCTGTATTTACTACCTTCTTCCAAAAATTAACAACAGCTGTTCTACGCGATACACTCTCTGAATTATTTTTGTATCGCATAATCTTATTACCACCCATCATCATCGGAACTTCCCAATTAATAGTCTCATCTGACTTGTACTTTTCTGAGTAAGTATTACGCCCGCCCTCAACTAGAAGCTGCCAATCTGTCTGCTCCATCTTAAAATTTTCGGCAATCTCCGGAGCAAGTACCATGAACTTGTTTACATGAGGTTTAATACCGTATTTCGCGTCGATATTATTGGCAATGATACCTACGTCTTCTTCTTCGTAGAACTTTTGAATAATTTTCATTACGATTGTACTCTTTCCAGCACCCGCTTGACCAAGTAGATACAATAGAACCTGCCAGTTGTCCATATCCCCTAGATTAAAACACATTCTACCCATAAATGTACAAAACCATCTCTGAACTTCTTCTGTAAATTCTTGATAATCAAGGAGGCTTTTAAATGTAGGGCAATGTACTATAATGTTAAACCATTCGTCTTCCGAATACTCATCATAGTTATCAAACATTACATCATGATATTTTGCTGCTACGGACAAATTATTAAGATATGGGTGACTTTCGCCATAAGGAACGAATACGTCTACATACACAGGTATTTCGCCTGGTTCGGATGTATTATACTTAGTTATGTAATTACCGTTCTTAAATGCGAATAGATGACGGTCTTTATTCAAAGCTGGCAACTCGGGACCAATAAATTCATTAAAGTATTTTTCTGCGTTATTGATATTACTTGTACCGTTAGCAGTGGCATTCTTCCACTGATTAAAATTAATCTTGTGATCAGTTTTTTGATAGATGTAATCCTTGATTGAAAACTGCTTTTTCCAAGCATGTGTATTATTTTTTCTGTGGATTACGGGTTTATACAAATTTCCTCCTGCCTTTGTGAAACCTTCTTCCGAAAACATTTCCAGAAGATACAATAGAAGACACTGATAAGGCGTTTTTTTAGAATCATCTGTAAAACGGGAATACTTAAAAAGTACATCTGGGTCTTCATTACATAGTGAATTTCTGTTTGTTTCTATTGTACGATAAAGTATATAAGTATCGCGAATAAGTCTCTCTGAATAAAAAATAACTTCATATATTCTATTCCAGCGTTCTCTGTAGTCATCAAAATCGGGCATGTATTTTTTAAATTTAAAATACACTAATGTGGTTTCAAAAATAGCTTTTTGTAGTTCAATAGAGAGAACACTTGTATCAATTGTTTCTAGATCTCCGATGCAAAGTTTCTCGCATACGGCAGTGATAAGATTATCGTCCTTGTTAACAGACCATTTTTCGTCTAAATTATGAAAGTATTCTAAAAGTTTTTCGTTGTCTGCCTGATCAATCCGGTCTTTAATATCATTTGTCCAGTTAACAGGTGCCAGCGCCATCACTGAATATAATTTAGTATAAAATATTTTTTTATATGATTTTATTTTTGTAATATCAGGGTTAAAAATATCATTTAAAATATGACGTTAACAGTATAGAATGAAGTCGTTTTTGATTTTTCTTAAAAATGGAGAAATTCAAGAAAAAAAGACAAATGTAAATGTATTCGATATAACACATTTTAAACAGTTTGAATTTTATAAATTGTACGATGGATACGTCATTATGTTTAATAAAAATAATAATTCTGAAATGAACTTAACAGTTTTAAATTTTACAACTGATAGGTATAATTCAGATATAGGTTTAATTAAATTAGAATGTAATTTAAATATTAAATCATTAACATTAAACAGTTATATAAAACTTTTAGAAAAAGAAAAATATGAAATACCCGAAGAAGACACGAATGTCTTAGATATTACAAAACATTATAAGGACATTATTAC